ACTGACGGCAATGCAGGTACAGCGGCGCTGGTGTTGCGCGAAACTCAGAGCATATACCACAACTGCGCACCACGGCATAACGGGCTGGTTGATGCGATCAGGAAGGCGCAGGACTAGGCGTCAGGCTTGAACCGTAGCCAGATTCGACGTATAATCCGCAAAACCAACGCAGTAAACTGAACAAGGAACCAGTGCGTAATGTCTGACAGCAGGGCACTCAACATGGCAGATACCGTACACGAGAGAGTTGGCAGGCTGGAGCAGGTGACGCATACCCACAGTCACCGTATCACGCAGCTTGAAAATCTGCCAGAGCGAGTATCGAGCCTGGAGCGCGACTTTGCCGCAGTGAATGTCATCTTGTCAGACATTAAGATGGACACTTCCCAAACCCGGCGAGAAGTCAGGGAAATGAAAACCTATCAAGATAAGACCGCCGGGGCTATCGAGGCGCTACCGAAATACATCAAGCTGACACTGTTTGTGATCACGATAGCGACTCTGGCCGGCGTCGCGTCGATCTGGACTCAGTAATACGTCCGCATCTCCGAAGGGCTCTTCGTCAACCGCATCACCGCAAACCGCCCCATCGGCGTCCCTGGCCACCTAAGCTCTACCGGCTTGGCGGGCCTTGGCGGGCGCTTCTGCTCCTGCCCTTCGTTTGCCAGCCCGAACTCCCGGGCCCATTTGCGCACCGTTGATCGCGCCACATTCAGGTGATCTGCTATGGCATCCAGTGACATATAATCCCTGGCGGCGTCATCGTGGCGCATAAAGTCCATCCGGATGCGCCGACGGATTTTCTCCGGCATTTTTGGCGGCTCGTAGCCGTTGCGCATATCGCTGACCATGCCGGCGGTTTGGTGGTGGCGTTCTGCGATGGCCTTGTTGGTGTACTTGGCCATGATGGTACGGGCTTTATAAGACTGCTCAAGTAGCCTGCGTCCTTTTGCTTTGGCCAGCGCTGCATGACTTCGGGCTTGCTCGCGATGGTATTGCTCTGGGGTCACTTCTCACCTCCCGCCCGCTCGGCCAGTGCCGCCACCGGCTCCTCACCCTGCCCACTTTGGGCAACAACGGGCTCAGCATAAAGAGCGGCTCCATCAGGGAGCTTGCGGCCTTCGCTGTTAAGGTGAGGTACGGGCTCGCCTTCTTTGCCGTACACATCCCGATAAACGCGGCCCATAATCTGGGGTGGCTTGTCGCCACTTTGGGGGCGGGCGGCTTTCTCCATACTCGGATCACACCTGTCACAGCAACAGCCGTTGCCGGGGCCGATGCACCGGCACAAATCAGTACCCTGACGATCCCGCAACCAGGTAACCCGCCCATGCTCATCCACAGCAGCCAGTCGGCCATCTTTACGCACCAGCACCCCGCAAACATCGCCGCCCAGCTGCTCCAGCTTCTTCTCTGCGATTCGCTTCAACTCAACGTTCATGCCACTCTCCCCTTCGCTATCGCCTCGCAAGCCTCTGAAATCGCCGCCTGCCCCATCTTGTACATAAACCCGCCCCGGCCCATCACGGGCAGCTCACACTCTTTGGCCATGGCCGCACGGACGCGCTCCGTCCACGGGTAGTCACGCAGCCAGTCGTCTACCTCGTCGATCACTTCCGCGTCTCCGGTGATGTAGGCGTCGAATAGGTCGTCAGCCAACTCAGAGATAGCCGCTTCGTGCGCCTGCTCCGCCTCGTAGATTTCATCCTGTTCGCGCTCGTAGGCGCGGAGGGCGGCCAGGTTTCCGTCGGTGTTGTGGGGCATTACTTTCCCTCCGCTTTGGTAAGGGCGGCTCTTGCTGTGTCAACTAGCGCCCTCATAGGCCACTCGTCCGGCCTGCCGCCGTCGTATATGTCCGTCTGCAAGCGGCCAATAATCGCATTTAGCGCATTATGCATATCCGGTGCTGCGGCTATTAGGTGGGCGTTGGCTGCTCGCTCTGGGTCGTCTTGATAGCCGTCAGCCGTTGCAATGTCTTTTGTGAATCCGCGCATTGCTGGATGCGGCTGGGCCTTAATCCAGAAGCAATCGGTGCCTTCCTCTGGAATTGAGCCAGCAACAAACCAAGGGCCGGGAGTAAACTTGGTATCGCTCATTTGCATTCCCCATCTTCCATCAAAATCCGCCGCACCGCCTGATGCTCTTCCAACTTCCTCCGGCTCGGCTCCGGTGTCGCGCCCCGGCGCTTGCCCTCATGCGGCAAGCAAAACGTGGCGATGGTCAGGGCAAAGACTGCGATACCCAGGATTAGGGCGTCTGCCCAGATGTTGTAGTCAGCTTGCATTGTCTTGCTCCTTGCATAGGTTGTTGGCGGCGGTTACAACCAGCATCTCCAGCACGCGGTGGTTGCCTTGGTGCGCCTGCTTGAGCGCGTAGCCAAAGGTGTCGTGCCGGGCCACGCGGGCGGCGATATCGTCCCAGGTTAGCGGGAAGTGGCACTGGCCGGTTTCGAGTAGCTGCTGGGCTTGTTCTAGGTGGTAGGGTTGGTGGTTGGTCATTTTGCCTGCTCCTCTTCCAGCGCCTCGGCCAGCAATTTTAACGCGGCGGCTTCTTCGCGCAGGGCCTCCGGCGTATTAAAAAAGATTGTAATCTCGCCGCCTACATCGCCGCGATAACGCGCGGTTGCGAATGCGCCGTTTTGGTTGCGCAAAACTGCAACTTCTTCACGGTGCGGGTTGTGAATGTCTACGTACATGTTGGCCTTCTCCTGCTTCCGTTGTTGGTGTTACGCCGCTTATGCGGCGTAAATTTTCTCTCGAATGGTGTCCTTGACCTCACGCATGGCAGAGCGCTTGGTCAGGTTTGAGCCAATGTAGTGACTATTAAGGCGCACAATCCACTTTCCATCATGCTTGGAGACTGAGAACCGCCCGAGGCAGCTATAAACGGCGTAGTGGCCTGCTGCAACCTTCTCTACTGTGGTTTTTAGTGTTGGGGTCATCTCGCCTTTCTCCGTTGTTTCTTGATTTGATGAGCCTAGTTTAATTCCCTATATGCAAACATGCAAGCCCTTTTAACTAATTAATTTGCACTTGCGCAAACATGTAAGGCCGTGCCATACTCCAATCCGTCAACCAACAACCAAGGAACTGACATGGCAAAACCAGACAAAGAAGTGCTAGAGCTTGCTGAGCTGATGGAGCTCACAGGCGTGGGGGCGTCCGAGGCGTCCCAGGCTGCCAGCATGGCGCAGTCGAATTGGAGCCGGTGGTTTAATCGCGGCATGAGTCCGACGCTGGCAAAGTTTCGCAAGTTCCGCTCGGCGGTTATCGCTATCGCCGTGCGTGAAGATAAGCTGCCAGACGGATGCGAAAACAAGCCGGTATCGGCATTGATTGATATTGCGCGGGGGTGGCGGGTATGAGCATGCACCCTGATTTAAAGTGGCTGGCCTCCCACGTCTCAGAGTGGCCCATAGGCTACGCGTCGTGCGATGTAGTGGAGGACGAGTCCGTGCTGCCTTATGGTCGCCGCGTTGAGTACAAAAAAGAGGGCGGGCAGTGGTCGGTTTTCGACTGGCACCTGGCCCGTGCTGCCTGGCTGGAATCACCCGAAGTCACCGAAGCGGAAGACGAGGCATGGCAGGCGATGGAAGAAAAGCAAGCCGATATGGTAAACAACCCGCCACACTACCAGCTGCACGAAGGTTATGAAGTCTACGATCTTCGGCAAGACCTTGCGCGCAAGGCTCAGGCCGCTGGCGTCCCTCACGACCAGTTCAGCGACTGGGACAGGGCACTGGAGTACCTGTTGCGGATGTGGGACAAGAACGGCGTAGAGGACGCTAAGAAGGGCGCTTGGTACGTTAACAAGCTGATCGGCAAGCTGGATGCGTCCGCATTGCGGGCTGGGGAGTCGGGGGAGTGAAGGACACAAACGGCAAAGAAATCAAAGCCGGCGACCGCCTTCGCCACACAGCGCACGGCGGCGTCTGCCGGGTATGTGAGCCAGGCACGGATGGCCTGCTATGCGGGCACAGTGGTCTTATCCTGATACCGGAGGACGTTCCGCACCGGCATGGCTATGCGTGGGTGCTGAATGAGACGCGGGCGGCTAAGGGGGAGGTGGTGGCATGAGCGTTGAGTTGCTGAACATGGATTGCATGGATTACATGCGCGACCTGCCGGACAACGCTTTTGACCTGGCGATTGTTGATCCGCCTTATGGCATCAACCGAGGCGGAAAGCCAAAGTCAACCAGCAAGCATGGCGGACACAAAGGTTACGAGCAAAAAGACTGGGACGTATCGCCTCCGGGACCCGAATACTTCACGGAGCTTTACCGAGTTAGCCGCAATCAAATCATCTGGGGCGCAAACTATTACCCGCAACACCTGAAGCCATCGCCAGGGTGGATTTTGTGGGACAAGGGGCAGCGGATAGATCAGGCTGACGGCGAGCTTGCTTACTCCTCTATCAGAAAGCCTTTAAGGGTCTTCACTCTTAACCGCGTAGCAATCATGGTTGATGGCGCCATCCACCCCACCCAGAAGCCCGTGAAGCTGTACGAGTGGCTCCTGAGAAACTACGCCAAACCCGGCGACCAAATCCTTGATACCCACCTTGGTAGCGGCTCAAGCGCCATTGCCGCCCATTACGCCGGCCATGAGTTCGTCGGCATTGAGCTGGATAGGGATTACTACGAGGCCGCCTGTACGCGCTTCGATGAAGCCACACGACAGGAGGCTCTATTATGACCCAAACCGAACGCCAACTAAGAGCCGAAGTGTACGAGCTGAAAGCCATGGTCAGAGACCTGACACAGCAGGCCGTCGAGTGGCAAGAGAAGGCCGTCGAATATGAGACGGCGCTGACGAAGATTTACCGGGAGGCGTTGAAGCATGCAAGATGACAAGCTAGCCCACGCCAAACGCGAAATCCGCGCATTGCAGGCCAAGCTAGACCGAATCAAAGACATAGAGCTGCCCACGGGCGGCTCTGAGGATTATCAGCAGGGCGTGGCCGACATGGCCATAGCCGTACATCGGGCCATGGAGCCTAATAAACGACAGAGGGGGATGGTTAACGATGAAAATCAACGAAGCATTCGAACGCGCATGGCAGGATCTCAAGATGCCCAGCGACAACATAAAGAGCCAGTCGCACCGCCTCTTTGCGTCCTACCAGCGGGGCGCGGACGACGCCCATAGAGTGGACAGCACTCACGCTCATGAGCTGCTGGAATGCCTTGAGCTTGTCATTGACGAGTGGCAGGCAGGCTACTCGCCGGATGAGTCAGAGTCCGTTTATCGCCGTGCGATGGCTGCCGTGGTTAAGGGGCGGGAAAATGGCTGACGACATCGACAAAGCAAACGACCTGGCCGAGCGTGAACGCGCCGAAGCCATCCGCGCCATCACCACGAGGCCGGCACTGGCGTATTGCGGGCGGTGCCGGAACTGTGACGAGCCGTTGGAGCAGGGCGCGTTTTGTGATGCGTCTTGTGCAGAGGACTACCGGAAGCGGGAGGCGTTTAGGAGATGACCCAAACCAAACTAGCCAGCGCCACCGAAGCCGTCTGTAATGTCGCAGTCGGCTACGCCGTGGCAATGCTGACACAGGCCCTCGTGTTCCCGCTGTTCGGCTTTTACGCCAGTACAGCCCAACATGCGGGCATTGCCTTAATCTTTACTGTCGTGTCTCTGGTGCGCTCGTATGCGCTCCGGAGGCTGTTTAACTGGATGGGAGATAACAAGTGATCCAATTCATGACCCTACACAATTATGCCACCGAACCAACCCGCGCCACCGACGGCAGCGCAGGCTTTGACCTGTACGCCGTGGATAACCACACCGTGTGGCCTGGCGCTCACGTCAAGATCGGGACAGGCATTGCCATGGCGCTGCCGCAAGGCTATGCCGGGTTCCTGTGGCCGCGCTCAGGACTGGCAACCAAGCATGGATTTGATCTGCTGGCAGGCTTGGTGGACTCCGACTACCGGGGAGAGCTACATGTGTGTGGCATCAACCACGGTGACCGGCCTATTGAGATACGGCGCGGGGACCGTATCGCGCAGGTGGTTGTGTCGCCTATCGTGACTCTGGCGCGTATGGTTAACGAACTGGATGAAACAGATAGGGGTTCGGGAGGCTTCGGGAGTACCGGCGCGTAACGACGAGATAGCCCGCTAACGCGGGCTTTTTTGTGCCACCCTATACCAAGCCCGGATAATCTCCAAAACGGCGTCAGGGTACTGTCTGGCCCGTTCTCGTTGTTGTTCGCGGGGCAGGCTTTGCAGGTCTACCGCGATTCGATAGCAGACGAATTGCAGCCAGGATTGGATGGCGGGCGGGGTGTCTGCCGGATGTAATTCGCCGGATAGGATGGCGGTTAGGTATTCGGATGGTTTGGTGTGATCAGACATTAAAAAAGCCCTCCTGAGAGGGCTATGGTAACAGATCAGAAGGGTACGTCGTCGAAGTCATCCTCCGGCTCAGGCGGTTGACCTGTTGGCGCTGGCTGCCGATGAGGGGCTACCTGCTGAGCTGGGCTGTCGTCCCGCTTGCCGATTAAATCTACGCTGTTGCATCGCAGCTTTAGGTAGGTTTTCCCGTTGTCCGCCTCAAACGTGGACAGTTCGCCTGATACGGCTACCTGCTGGCCTTTCACCAGATACTCTGGAAGCCTGCCCTCTGCGGCCTTGCCCCATAGTGAGCAGTCCAGCCACACAGTCTGAGCCTTGTCGCCGAACCCGGCTTTCATGGCTACGCTGAAGTTGCACACGGCTGTTCCGCCGACATTGTTGGTTTTGCAGTCCTGGCCCAGATTTCCTGTTGCTGTTAGTACGTTCATCACATCACCTCATCATCATCTTCATGGATTTCAACCGGAGCCACTTCTTCCAGTCGCTTCAGTTGTTCTGCGTTCAGATGTCCGGTTTTCTGGCATTGCGCGATAATCTGCTGTAGTGTCATGTCGCCGTTTTTCATCTTTTCAGCCATCACAGGCAGAGCCTTGGCGAACTTGTCAGCCGGGTACTCCTGCGTCTTCACCTGAAGAAGCGGCACATGGTACGGCTCCGCCTGCTTCTGGTTGATGCGCAAGGCAAACGACAAGCCGCGCCGGTCAATATCAGACAGCGCCCGGATCCGTATGCCGCCTACTTCTTTTCCGGCATACCGCACAGTCGGCTCGAAGTACAGTTGGGCGTGCTTGCCGATCCAGGCGCTGCTATCCCTGCCCCATGCACCAGCCAACACACGAAGCATACCCTTACTAGGCTTCCATGGGCGGTTATTGTCTCCGTCGAAGTAGATCGACACAGGCTGATCACCTTGTCGAACCTTTACCTCTCGGATGCGGATTACGGGCTCAGCGCCCATGATATCGACACCATTTAATTGATCCGACTTTGCTTGTAGTGCAAATGTTACATCTGTCATGCGGATTCACTCCTGTAAAAGTTCCCGAACCTTTCTTTGGCCTCTCTTTGGTAGGTGTTGCTTGCTTCTAAGAGGGTTTTAAAAGGCCCAAATTGCTCTCTGATGCCGCTACACTGAACTGCGCAGAAAAACGCTTTTCTTCGTTTGTCGTACCAAGTTCCCTTTTTGGTTGTGCTGTTATTCGCGTAAGTGTCTACGTTCTGCCTGTTCTGGCTTCTGGTCGCAAGCCTTAGATTTTCCGGCCTGCTGTCTGACTTGTTTCCATTTATATGATCAACTTCCATATTTTGAGGACACTCTCCATAGTGCATTGCGTAGATAATTCTGTGTGACAGGTACAGTTTGCCGTCAACTTTGACACGCCTATACCCTTGCGGCATAACATTTCCTGCAACACTGCCAGCTTTTGCGCCGAATTTTTTTCGGTGCAACAAAACGCCTCTTTTTGTATCGAGAGTAAACAGCTGATTCAGCCTATCGACATTTGGTAAGGGTGCGGGCTTCATCAGTAAATCTCCCCTTCAATCTCGTTTTCAATCTGAGCAACGCGCCAGCTTGGCAAGCTGATCAGTTCCGGTCCGTCGCATGTGATGCCGGGCCAATCGCCTGAGCGCTCGCACTCAGCAAACAGGTTTAACGCTTCCCGGTAACGGCGGCGACCTTCCTGGATCATGGTTTCGTCTGGCAGGTACAGCTTGTGGCCGTGCGGCATATCCTTCTCAACCACGGCAAACTCAAACGCGCCAATCGGCTTACCCGTTGCCCACTCGAAGGCGTCCGCGTACAGGGCCGCCTGCAAGTCATACCCATAGTTGTAGATCGACTTGCTGAACTCTTCAGGGCGGGCGTCTTGGCAGCTCTTGAGATCCACTGCGATGCCGCTGACAGCCAGCAGGTCATAGCGCACACGGATCAGGACACCTGTCTCTGGATCGCGCACAAACAACGACAACTCTCGCCAGCCTTCGGCGTTCAGTCGCTCTGACATGGCAGGGTTAGACAGAACCGCCTCTTGCATACCGGCTACTTGATCCGCCTCGCCGGAAACCAGCACGCGCTCGCTGCCATGGACCTTGACCGCCGCCTTGTACTCGCTCGCACGGCGGTCCTTTACGTCTTTCAGTAGCACGTAGTCGGCGGCGAACCGCTCCGG